GGCTGATACAGCGTTTTTACCCAAAGTGATGACCTACGATGAAGCTCGCAAATTAGTGGGCTCATTGGAAGGTTATTACTAATTTTCATTTTGGTCCATTGGTTACCCATTCCTCGGTTTATGATTCTAACGCCGACGATAAGGCTTTGGACCAATAGTAGGTCTGAAAGTCCCTTCTTAGTTGAAAATCTTTTGCTTAGCAGTGGGTGTAAACACCTGAATCAACTTCTAATAGCGATTAGCCTACCTATTAGTCGTATAAAATGGTTAGCACAAGTTAATAAAGAACATCAGGATCCCGTGAATAATGTGGATGGGATCGCAAAGAAAGATGATATTCTCATCTCAAATTCCACAACCCATTTTATTAACGACGGTACTGTAGAGTATACTACTGCCCTTCAGCCTTTGTCTGTTGGACAAACCTACACTACCGATTTAGAAAACTTTAACATGCAAAATGTTATAGATTTCCTAAAGAAACCAGTTCCTATTGCCAGTGGTACTTTTACTGCTGGTACAACTGGTATTTTGCAAACGATTGATCCTTATTTGCCTTTGCGAACTCAAGATTTGTTTCTTCAGAAAGTCAAAGGTAATTTGGGAATACGTTGCAAAGTTGTTATTCGTATTGTTGTCAATGCGAATAGGTTTCAACAAGGAAGATATATATTAGCTTTCTTACCATTCTGTGGTTCATCTCCAGATTCTGATACTAGAGATGCATACATTGAAATGCATGCTAGAACTTTAACTCAGATTACGCAGTTGATGCGAGCGGAGATTGATATCAACAGAGATACGGAAGCTATTTTGGAAATTCCTTGGACTAGTGCTTATCCTTTCATGCCGTTGAAAGGATCCGCTGAGGCTAAGTTTGGCAAGCCAGGTCAAGTGTATCTTCACACTTACTTGCCTTTACAAACAGGAACTGGAGGTTCTCTTGATGCTAAGTATACAATTTACTTGCACTATGAGGACGTTCAAATTCACTGTCCTACTCAGCCTCAAATGGATAGAAGCTATGCACTTGGTGGACCTAACGGAGAAATCCATGAGATTCCCCAATTTCAAATGGCTAAGGGCAAGATGGCACCGCAATCCGCTGAACAGAAGGCAGGTGATGATGGTCCAGTTACTACTGTGCTTAAAAACACTAGTAAGGTGGCTGGTATATTATCAAATGTCCCTGTTCTCAGTGCTTTTGCTGGTCCTGCTTCTTGGGCGCTTGACATTGCTTCTAAGTGCACTTCAGTTTTTGGTTGGTCAAACCCCTTACAATTATCTGGTCCAGATAGATTTGTACACAATATTTTTCCTCTGGCTAACAATTGTGATGTTAGGGATATGACTAGACCATTGGCTTTATATGCAGGTAACACTTTGGAGGTGTTACCTGGAATTGATGGTACTGATGTAGATCAGACTTCAATTTCTTTTATTGCAACCAAGTCTGCTTATTATGACACATTTAATTTGTCAACAACAGACGTGGTTGATTCAATAGTATGGCAAGATGATGCAAAGTACTCTACTTATGATACTA